GTCGACAAACACCGTCGATGGGGGGTGGGGACAGGACCCTATAACGATAGTGTTATGCTCAGTTGCCCAGCTTGCGTGCGATCTCGGCCTGGAAGGCCCTGCGCACCTCAGCGGGCCATGCCTGCCCGAAAGCCTTGGTGAGGATGTCCTGCACCGGGAACTGTGGACGCCTAGCCTTGGGGTTGGGGTCGATGGTGAACACGCGCCGCAGCTGCTGCCCTCCTCGGCCTGCTCGGGTGAAGATCGCCTGCGTGCTGCTGCCGGGCTTCACAGGGGCCACGAAGTAGGGGCGCCCGTCGCCGCCCTGGCGCGCAGAGCCCAGCACCTTGGCGTAGGCGCTGATGGTGTAGTTGCCTGCTGCGGTCTTGCGCACGGGGCTGTTGCGGGCTGGCACCAGCACAGCACCAGCAGGCTGGCGCGCGATCTTCGTGGCCGAGAGGTCGGCACCCTTGAGCTTGGGGGTGGTGCCCTTGACGATCGGCCTGAGGTAGTTGGCCGCAGCGGGGCGGCCGCTGCGTGACTGGTCGGCTATGCCCACCACGGTCTCGAGGTTGTTCGGCCGAGCGAACCGCTGAAAGCCCGAGTTCAGGGTGTACGGCACGGGCTTGTCGATGAAGCGCGGCATCTGCTCCCTGAGCGCCCGCTTGGCTGCGCCAGCGGCCTCGTTGAGCGCCCTGGATGCCACGTAGCTGAGGTTCTGATCCGTGAGCAGCCGCACGCGCTTGTCGAGGCGCTCTAGGTCTGCCTGGAGGTCGATGCGAACGCTTGCCATGCCCCAAGGGTAAGGGCGCGAGCCGGGCCCATCGAGTGGGATCTGGTGAGGATCAGGCGGTGCGGCTGATCGCGAGTGAGCCGTCGTGCTTGTTCACGGCGAAGCGTCGGAACAGGCGGTTGGCGGCCTTGCCCACCAGCACCCGGATGTAGGCCTCGGATCGGCCATCGCGGTCGTGGCCATCGACCATGGGCACCACGAAGGCATCGCCGACCTGCAGCTGGTCGATGGGCCAGTTGAGGCGTGGGTAGGAGCGCCGGGGCCGCACGAGCTCAGAGGCAGAAATGATGGGGTAGGTCATGGGTGGGAGTTATGCAGGTAGGTGAATCATACCGTCAACAGGCCCATGCCCCACTGCCCCACCAGGCCCTACCTGCCCACCCGCTCCTAAAGGGTCCCTTTTCTGTCCTCTACTCCTCTTATCAGAGGATCCTTTAGAAGGGTGGGGTAGTAGGACAGATAGGGTAAAGCCCTGCAGCGCAACGGTTTTACCCTGCCCCACCACCTTCTCAAGGTGAGGCAAACCGGTAGATCCAACGCCTCGAGCCGGCCTTCGCCTCCCGATGGCGCTCGTATCCCAGCTCTCTCAAGATGGACGCAACCTGCATCTGATCGGCGCGGGTCTGCCGCTCGACGGGCTTCGAGATGGCATCGGTGAGCAGCTTCTCGGTGGTGATGGCATCCACGCCGCGGTAGGTATCGAGGTAGCTGCGGATGGTGTTCATCCACGGCGACTCCACGAGATAGGTCTCGTTCTCGATGTCCACCTGCGCTGATAGCTCTCGGGTGAGGTGGTTCGGCTCGCCGGCCCTGTAGGCGGCAACGGCAGCGCTCCAGATGGCGTCACGCTCCAGCAGGAGCTCATCGACGGGGATCTGGGTCTGCACGGCCACAGGGATCACCCAGAAGCGCCGGTTGCCTGTGTCGTCCACCAGGAAGCCGCTGTCGCGGTTGGTGGAGCCCACGATCACGCAGCGGCGCGGGAACGACTCTGTGGAGCGGCCATAGGGAACGCGGAAGGTGTCGGTCTGCTGGGTGAGGAAGGCCTTCACCTGGCCTGCGTGCTTGCGGCCGGTGATGTGATCGAGCTCGGCCCACTCCATGATCCAGGAGCGGTGGAGCACCATCAGGTCGTCCTTCGAGCTGATGTCACGCAGCGCATCGTTGAACCAGAGGCCGCCGAGGTTGCGCCAGAAGGTGGACTTGCCGCAGCCCTGCGGCCCCATCAGCACGCAGGCCGAGTCGTGCTTGCTGCCGGGCTCAAAGATGCGCCGAACGGCTGCGATGAGGGTGGCCTTCAGCATGGCGTCGTAGAGGGTGCCGGGCTGATCGTGGGGCCTGAGGTAGCAGGTGCTGAGGTAGTCGATGGAGGTGGGCGGGACGTGCTCGGCGACGTGCTCGAGGTATTCGCGCACGGGGTCGTAGGGGGTCTCCATGGCGACGTGAACCAGCGCATCAGCGGCGAGGTCCTTGGAGACCTTGATGCCCATCTCGGCGAACTGGAGGTAGTAGAGCTCGAGCTTCTCGATGGGCTTGGCATCGAGCTCGATGGCCTGGGTGAAGATGTTCCAGCGGAGGCGCGAGCCCAGCTGCTGGCGCATCAGCTTGATGAGCTCCTGCGCGTCGAGCTTGACGGCCTTCTCGGCCTGCACCTCGGGGGGCTGGGGCTGCGCCTTGGGAGCGGCCGGGGCGGCCTTGGGCGGGGTGCTGTTGACGGTGCGCCGCGGTGGATCGGCGAGGTGGAACAGGGTGCCGAGGCCGACGCCACCGGAGCCGTTGAAGGAGCGCCATTTCGCCTCGCAGACGCCGGGCTCGAATTTGCCCGAGACGGCAGACCAGTGGGTCCAATCGGCGAGCAGGCCGTCGTCACCGACGCTATGGAGTGCCATACCGATCTTCACCCAGTCGTCGTAGTCGTCGGCGAGGGTGGTGGGAATGCGCGAGAGGTAGTCGCGTGCTCGATCTGCGTCTGATGTGAGATCGGGGAGACGCAGCAGCGGTGCGGGCTCGGGCTGCTTGCGCATCATCTGCTGGAGCAGCAGCGATGGCGCCTCAGCGAGCGGCAGGTCAAACGGGGCGCGGCCCTTCATCCAGCGGTAGCTGCCGGTGATCGGGTGGGCGCCTGCGACGACGGACTGGCAGCCGGTCCAGCGAAGCTCGAGCTGCTCGCCCTTGATCGAGCTTTTGAGCTTGGTGGTCTTGATCTGGTCCCAGAAGGCGCGGGGGACCTGGTAGATGATCTGGAGGCGCCCGTCACGGCCGGAGGTGACGGCCCATGACTTGGGGAGCTCGCGGAGCGGGATGCCGAGCTGCTCGAGCACCTCAGAAGCGCCGAGGCCGTCGTGATCGACGAACAGCAGGCCACCGGACTGTGGGCCAGCGATGACGCCAACGGCGACAGCACGGCCGGCGGTGATCTCGCGGGTGAGGGTGGGCTTATCGAGGGGGTTCTTCTGCCACTCGGGCTGATAGGGGCGCTTGTCGTTACCGACAGCGACGAAGCCCCAGTGGTCGGGGAGCGCGGCGAGCAGGTCTGTGAGCAGGGGCATCAAGCCTCCCTGTGGTGAGCCGTCAGATCTTGCCGGGAGGTGAGGCAGGTGAGGCATCCTCTGTGACAATTCGCAAGGCGTCAGGGATGGTGCGGGCCACGCCAGCGATGCCACCGGCGGTGCGCACGGCGTGGAGCCAGTTGCGCTGCTGGGGGGTGATGCGGCCCGAGGGGGTCTTGATCTCGATCGAGGTGAACACCGCCAGCTGCTGCCCGACCATCTCGGGGGTGACGGTGATGGTGCGCCAGCCGATCAGATCGGCAGAGCCTCGAGCCAGGCCGAAGGTGACCAGCCGACCGGTGCGGGGATCGGGCAACGCGCCGGTCTGGTTCCTGTACAGCCTCAGATCAGGCCGCGTGCCGAGCGCGAGGCGGATGCGCTGCTGCAGGTCGGTCTCGGGGTTGCTCACATCACGCTCTGCTGCTGCGCGCATTGTGGAGCTTGTAGGCCCAGCCGGCGCTGTAGCCGCGCTGCTTGGCTATGGCGAGGAGCTCGGGGAGGCTGCGGGCCTTGCCCTGCTGCCGGCGATCGCGAGCGCGGGCCTGCTCGACGGCCGCGCGCGCCAGTTCCTGCAGCTCGCCCTCCTTCTGCTGGATCTCGCGGGTGCTGAGCTTGGCGGGGGTGCCGCAGACGGGGCAGACGGGCTGCGGCGGGAATGCGGCGAAGCAGGTCTCACACGTGCGCACGGTGGGCGCTGGCGGGCCATCCTTGGTGCCACGCCGCGGCCGATCGGCGAGGGACCACTCGCGGTGATCGTCGGGGAAGCCATGGCGGTGGACGTTGCCGACGTGATCGAGGATCAGCGCGTGGGGCTTGTCCGGTGCGGCGCGGAGCACCCGGCCCACCTGCTGGAGGTAGAGGCCCTCGGACTGCGTGGGGCGCAGCAGGATCGCCACCTCGGCCGCGGGGCAGTCGAATCCCTCTGAGACCACGTCGACTGTGACAAGTACGCGAATGGTTCCCGCGGCAAATTGACGCACCAGATCGTCGCGCTCATCAGTCGGCGTGGTGCCGAGGAGCGTGGCCGCGGGGACTCCCTTCAGGTTGAAAGCGGTTGCAACGGACTCGGCGTGTTTCGTGGAACAGCAGAAGGCGATCGCCCGCTTCTGGTTGCAGAGCCGCTGGTAGTGGTCGATGGCGTCGCCGGTGACGGTGGGCCGGTCCAGACGCTCGGTGAGCTCCTCGGCGTTGAAATCACCCGCGCGAGTGCGCAGGCCGGTGAGGTCTGCCACCTGAGGTGGGGCAAATATCTTCGCTGTGGATAAGTATCCGTGCTCCACCAGAGTTGCCACCGAGGGGCCTTCGACCAGATGATCAAACATCGAGCAGAGCCCGCGGCCGTCTTGGCGCAGCGGGGTGGCCGTGACGCCAAGGCGTAGCGCATCAGGCCAATGCTCGAGGATCTTGCGCCAGGTGCCGGCGACAGCGTGGTGCGCTTCGTCGATCACGATGAGATCCGGCTTCCAGGCGAGTTGCGCAAGCCGGCGCGCCAAGGTCTGCACCGACGCCACCTGCACCGGATGATCGGCTTCCGGGATACCAGCTGCAATCAACCCATGGGGCACGTCTGCCTGGCTGAGCTTCTGGCTGGCCTGCCGGATCAGCTCGCGCCTGTGGACCAGGATCAGCACGCGATTACCGCGGGCTGCGGCCGACTGCGTGATCGCGGCGAACACGATGGTTTTGCCACCGCCGGTGGGGCAGACCAGCAATGGTGCGCGATGACCTGCGCGGTAGGCCGCGCGAAGATCGTGTATCGCGGATGACTGGTAGTCGCGGAGCGGGATGTTCATGGGGATTGACCTGCAGATGCAGGAGCAATACCAAGGTGGAGAGGCTTGAGACTATCGAAATACTGAGAGCTGGGGGGAGATACAACGAAATGCGGCGAAGAATCGTGAATGCGCCGGATGCGGTGGTAAGTTGCGTGAGCTCCCGCTTCCACCTGCCTTTGGAGAACGCCGACTACCACCGCCACAAGGCGGTCTCAAAAAGCCACCTCGATCTGGTGGCGCGCAGCCCGCTGCACTACTGGGCGCGCTACGTGGACCCGAACCGCATCGAGCCCGAGCCGACGCCGGCGATGCTGCTGGGCACCGCGGTCCACACCCACATCCTCGAGCTGGACCAGTGGGACCAGCGCTACATCGCAGCGCCCGATGGCGTCGATCGCCGCACCAAGGCCGGGAAAGAAGCGTGGGCCGCTTTCGAGGCCGAGTCTGCCGGCCGTACGGTGATCAGCCGTACCGATGCCGATCAGGTGATGGCGATGGGCCGCGCGGTGCATGGTCACCCTGCTGCGGCCTACCTGCTGGGGCTGAAGGGCAAGGCTGAGACCACCCACATCTGGACCGATGAGGCGACGGGCCTCGAGTGCAAGTGCCGACCCGACTGGCTGACCGATGACGGCCAGCTGATCGTGGACCTGAAGACCACCGAGGATGCGAGCCCTGCGGGGTTCAGGAAGTCGATCGCCAACTTCCGCTATCACGTGCAGGCCGCTTGGTATCTGCACGGCCTTGAGCAGGCCACCTGCACCCGGCCCGAGCAGTTCATCTTCATCTGCGTGGAGAAGAAGCCGCCCCATGTGGTGGCCGTCTATGCCGCGAGCGCTGAGATGGTCGGCGCCGGCGGTGAGCAGGCGCTGCGCGATCTGGAGGTGCTGGCCACCTGCAAGGCCGCGAACAGCTGGCCGGGGTATAGCGACGGCGTGGAGGTGATCGACCTGCCGCCGTGGATGCGCCCGCGCGCAGACGGATCGATGCCGGCACCAGCTGAGATCGAGACCTTCTGATGCGCGTGTCCTACAGCGTCATCCGAGCGCCTGTGGCCACGCTGGCCGGGGCCTGGTTCGTCACCGAGCTCTGGCCGATTGACTTCACGCCGGCCGCGGCCGGATGCCTTTTCCTCTATCTCACACTGCGCATCACACCATGAGCGACAGCACAGCACTCACAACAACGACAGGATCGGCGTTCTCGGGGATCCAGGCCTTCGAGGATGCCCAGCGAATGGCCAAATCGCTCGCCAGCAGCACACTGGTGCCGCCCCAGTTTCAGGGGCAGCAGGGCTTCGCGAACTGCCTGGTGGCGCTCGAGATCGCCAGCCGGATGCGGATGAGCCCGTTCGTGGTGGTCCAGAACCTCCACATCATCCACGGCCGCCCCAGCTGGAGCAGCCAGTTCATCATCGGCCTGATCAACGGCTGCGGCCGGTTCAGCCCGCTGCGCTACGAGATCAGCGGCAGCGGCGACAGCCTTGCCTGCTACTGCGTGGCCACGGAGCTGGCGAGCGGCACCGACCAGAAGGGGCCGACCGTCACGATGGCGATGGCGAAGAAAGAAGGGTGGGCCACGAAGAGCGGCAGCAAGTGGCAGACCATGCCCGAGCTGATGATCCGCTATCGGGCCGCGGCCTTCTGGGGCCGGCTGTTCATCCCCGAGCTGCTGGTCGGCATCCAGACCGAGGAGGAGGTGGTGGACGTGGAGACGATCACCATCCGCGAGGAGCCACGGCCGAAGAAGGTGGCGATCACCGAGCTGAATGAACAGATCAAGGCCTCCGCGCCTGAAGCTGAACCGATGGAGGCCGATCTTGTCGAGGATGAACTCTTCTGATGTCGAATACCTCAGGCCGGCCGAGCTGGCGACCAGGTGGCGCAACACCGTCACCCTCTCCACGCTCGATAACTGGCGCAGTCAGAACCGGGGGCCGCGGTTCGTGAAAATCGGCGGCCGCGTCCTCTACCCGCTCGAGGAGGTCGTGGCCTACGAGATGAAGAACCTGCGGGGCATCCCCAACACACCCAACACGCAACCGAATCGATGACTTTTTCTGTGAACGGCGCACTGTTCAAGCAATCCGCAGCCGACTGGCAGAAACGGATGGGCGACCGCTACGAGGCCGGGAAGAATTACCCGGAGTTCGATGGCGTCCTCAACGTGCCGGCCGATCAGGCGTTTGCGCTGGCCCAGTATCTGATGAACGCTCAGCCCCAGGGCGACCGGCAGGAGATCCCTGTGCGGCTGAGCGGCTGGGCAAAGACGGCCAGCAGCGGGGTGAAGTATCTGAGCATCGTGGCCAAGCCCGACTACAAGGTGCAGAAGGCGATCGAGGAGGCCGCGGTGGCACCAGCTGCTGCGGCCAGCCTCGCGCAGGCGACTGGCGGGGTGGTGGTGAATGAGGTGATCGACGCCGATCTCTTCTGAGCTACATCAGCTCGAGCTCCAGCCGCGCGATCTCGTTGACCGCGGCCTGGAGCATCTCCTGCTGGTGGTAGCACTGCTTGAGGAGCTGCGCCGCGAGCGGCCCCACCTGCGGGTGGCGCTCGATGTCGCGGCACTGCTTCTCGATCAGGAACTGCTTCTCGGGTGGAATCTCCACCGCCAGCCACTGTCCGAAGTCCATCTTGTCTGGGGCGAACTGCCCCATGGTGCCCATACCAGCCATGAAACGCAGCCCACTGCCAACAAACCTCGCGCCGATCTGGCAGCGATGCCTCAAATACGTAGACCCGGCGCCAAATGGATGCTGGGAGTGGACCGGCGCCAAAAGCGTTGGCGGCTACGGTCGTGTGAGCATCCCCGGCAACCAGCAGCGTCTTGTTCATGTGATCAGCTATGCGCACCACTGTGGAGTTCTTCCCGCCGGGTTGGTCGTGGCTCATCTATGCCACAACCCGTGCTGCTGCAATCCTGTTCACCTCCAGCCAATGACGCAGCTGGAGAACGTTCGCCAGTCAATAGACAGAGGCACGTTCAAAAGTCATAGGCGGCCATTGAAACTGACACCTCAGCAACGGCTGCAAATCAAGGCTGACTACAAGCACACCGCTTCTGATCGCCTGCGACTTGCAGCTGAATACGGCGTCTCGGAATCATTGATCGCAAAAATCCTCTATCGCGAGCGTCAGGAGGCAAGCAATTGAACTGCCCGAACTGCAGCTGCAGCCGCCACCGGGCTGCGGTGACGAACAGCAAGCCAGCCGATCAGGTGGTGCGCCGCCGAGTGTGCCTCGAGTGCGGCCACGCGTGGTTCACGGCCGAGGCTGAGGTGGCTCGCTATGCGGTGGGCTGGTGCGCAGGCCATGCGAGCAAACCGGTGCTGCGCGTGCCGGTGACGCTGACGCTGAGCCACACCGAGGTGGAGCAGGTGGGACCGAAGCCACGGCAAGAATGACGTCCACCGCCTCCGAGCTGCTGGCTCTCCGCCATCGAGTGCCCGACAGCGTGCTGCTTGACTGGCTCGACTTGGCGCAGCTGCTGCAGCCGCCTTGCAAGGTGAAGACAGCCGACCTGATGGAGCACTGGAGCTGCAGCCAGTCGGCCGTGAGCCGACGCCTCAGCCGCCTTTGGGAGGCCGACCTGCTCGACTACCGCCCTGGCGGTGGCGGCTACCGGATCCGCTGCCTTGGGCCAATGTGAAGAACTGTCACAGCCGGGATGATGCGCTGCCGGCGGTGGGCCATACTTTGCTCACCGGGGCCAAGCGCCCCACTCGGCAGCCCAGAGGCTGCGCTGAACATGCAGGATCAGATCATCAGCCTGATCGCTCAGTTCAACGCTGAGGCCACGGAGATCGCTCAGGAACTGCGCGGATCCCTGCCTCACAAGGATCCAGGTCGCTACCTCGAGCTGAGCCGTCGTCATGGCGAGCTGCAGCGCTGGATCGCCACCTGCGGCGCTCACCTCTGAGCCCTCCGGGGCTATCCCACCCACTCCACCGCCATGCTCACCACCACCGTGCTGGTGATCTGGAAGCTGCTCATCCCGCTGCTGCTTCTGATCGCCGTGATCGACTGGCTCACCGCTTCAGAGGATCGCCGCGTGCGCATCCTGCGCCGCACCGGCCTTAGCCAGCTCCAGATCGCCACCCGCCTCAACATCTCCCGCTACCGCGTCCGCAAGGCGCTTGCATCATGATCACCAACCCCATCGTCAACCGCATCGCCGTCGTGGTGCTGCTGGCCTGCGTCTACGCAGCCGGCTACGACGCTGCCAAGCAAGAAACAGTCAAGGCTCACCACAACTGCGCCGCTGAACATCAGCCGCTGAAGCCATGACCACCCGCCGCTTCTACTTTCAGATCAAGTCCGCAAACGTGCTGGAGTGCGTCACCGCCTCCAGCCTCACCGAGGCCAAGCTGATCGCCGCGGACACGTGGCTGCAGTGGTGGTCTGAACTCGAATGGATCAACACCGAGGAAACCGATGCGTGAGACCACCGGAGCGATGCTGCCTTGGCAATGGGCCGAGGAGCCAGCGCAGAGCCATCACGGTGACGGCATCAGCCGGCCGCTGCCAAAGGCGCGCACCCGCGAGTATCGGCTGATCGTGTACCCCAAGGGTGCCCGCCCCATGACGTGGATCACGAAGGCCGAGACGAAGCGCGCCGCCATCCGCTACGCCGAGGCCCGCTGGCCTGGAGCTGCGGTGGAGGTGGTGTGATGGCGACCCACGAGGCTCAGCTGTGCGACGCCATCCTGAAGTTGTGCGCCAGGGTCGAGGCGCTGGAGGGCAACTCCAAGCCAACTCCTAACCCACGCCAAATTGGGAGTTCGCTGGTGGAGCGAGTGCAGGGCGCGATCCACGATGTGGAGTTTCCCCACGGCAACGACGAAGCTCGCGCCGCGATCCGCGAGGCGGCGATCTGGCTGATGGAGCGTGGATACCGCACCCAGTCGCTGCTGCTGAATGATGAGGCTGAACGATGACCCACCGCCCTGCGTTCATGGCGATCACCAGCACAGGCGGCTACATCGGTCGCATCTTCTGGAACAACAGCGGCATCCATCCCGATTTCCCCCGCTGGGGCGAGATCCATTTCATCCCCAATCCAATGCTGCAATGCCCATTCGGAGTGTGGGCTGGGTTGTTTGGAGTTGTCGCGCAGATCATTAACTGGAGGTTTTACGACAATGACTGACTACAAGTTCGCGTCACTGAACACCCTTGAGGATCGCCTCGGCAACGCCCTTGGCCTCGCGATCGGCATGATCCTCAAGCCAGAAACCATCGACAACAAGGCCATGGCCCAGATCGAAGCGCCTTTTAAGGAGTGGTGCGATGCCCTTGTTGATGGGGGGCGGTTTGATGACTGACATCACCCCACCGCCAGAACTGGTGCAGCAGTGGGTGGCTGCCACAGAATCCAACGACTGCATTGGCGCTTTCCCGACCAACTTTGAGCAGCGCATCTGCACCGCTGCCGCCCAATGGGGCGCGGACCAGGAGCTGGAGGCGTGTTGCGCTCTGATGGATGACTGGGGACTCGATGGACCTGATCTCCGCGCCGCCCGCCGCCCCAAGCCGCCGAGCTTGAACAGCATTGCGATGCAGATGCTGGGGACGATTGAAAAGATGAATGTGGTAATTCCAGAGATCACCGACACCATCCGCCGCGCACTGGAGGCCCTGCCCAATGACTGATTACAGCACAGCCCTCTGGATTATCTCTGGCATCTGTTCATGCCTGCTTTTTACGCTAAATGAGCGCCGTTTCCTTAGAGGAATGGAACTTGTAGACGCAGTGTTGTTGTTGACTATGTACAGCTTTTTTGTAATTGCGGGTCCGATAGGCTTGTCTTTGCTTTTGATTGCACAATTATTTGTTTTTCTGTCAAATCTATGACTGACCTCTCTCCCGCCGCGCAGGCTGTGCTGGAAGGATTCCGCGCTGTGCCAACTCTTATGGATGGGCCATCTATTGCTGGAGCCCTCCGCGCTTTAGTCGGTGCCAACGCCTATGAAGTCGAAGGCCCAGGCTGGTACAGCTTGGTGATTGATGTCGATGACATCTACGCCATCGCCGCCGAGTTGGAGGGCAGCCGATGACCGACATGCGCGCGAGAATCAGCCAGCTGATCACCGACAGCGGGACCTACCGCCAGGGCCAGCAGGATGAGCGCCAGCGGTTGGTGAGCATGATCGACATCCGCATCGATCAGCTGCGCACCGTGGCCGGCATCCGCAACCGCGAGCAGCTCTGTGCCGAACTGCTCTACCTCCGTCAACACCTGGAACCATGAACCGCGTCCAACTGGATCAGCAGCGTGCCGACATGCTCGAGGCCCTCTACGAGCGCAGCGGCCGCGATGACCTGCCCTACGGCCACCCGCTCCGCTGCACCTATACCGGGCTCTGGCAGGAGTTTGCGCTGGAGATGGCCACCAACTTTCGCGACACCGACTACCCCGAGCTGCTGGATAAGGTGGTGCGCGCGATCGACGCCACCGAGTCGGTGATGACGCAGAAGCAGGCGCAGCAGGCGATCGAGGTGTGCCGCCAGCAGCTGCTCGGCAGGTGGCGGTGATGCCCAGTCCGTTTACTGAGATGAAGTGCCCGCAGTGTGGTGGGCGCTTCAGGTGCGATAGCTCCGAACGCAGCTATGAGGGGCAGGTGCGCCGGCAGCGGCGCAAGTGCTACGACTGCGGCCATCGCGCGACTGAGTACGCCGTGACGCAGGACTTCTTCGATGAGCTGATCGCCGCGCGCGAGATTGTCACGAAACTGGCCAGCCACTACTGGGAGCTCACCGAATGACCGACCAGATCAACCCCGACCACTACAAGCAGGGCGCAATCGAGTGCATCGACGCGATCGAGGCCGCGCTGACGCCCGAGGAGTTCCGCGGCTACTGCAAGGGCAACATCATCAAGTACGTGTGGCGCGAGCGGATGAAGGGCGAGGCGATCTCGCTGGCCAAAAGCCAGTGGTATCTCCGCCGACTGCTCGGCAAACTGGAGGGATGATGCAGCTGCCCAGCCTGAACCTGCTTGAGCGCCTGGCGCTGTGGGTGCTGGTGCGCAGCCGCCGCACCAGTCTGGTGGTGGTGAAGGAGCTCCACTGGCCGGAGGTGTTCGTTGCCGCCGACCAGCGCGATGATGTCGCCTGCTACGTGACCGGGGGCAGCGATGAGCCGGCCTCGCACCTGCTCGAGCGGCTGTACCACGCTCCGGCCTACGGCGAAGGGGAATGATCAGCCTGCACGCCGGCCGCCTGCTGCTGTTCTGCGATCGCGCTGATCGGACATGGCATTGCCGGGTGAACCTCGGCCCCAAGCCGATCCACCAGCTCGAGGCTGACACCGGCACCGTTCACCTGCAGGAAGCGCTCCTGCGCGCGCAGCGCATCTATCAGGCCGCGGTGCATGATCTGCGGCCTGAAGGGGCTCCACGCATGTGCTGGGACTGCCTGCAATGGGAGCCGGCCCGCAAGGCCTGCACGCTCGGCTTCCCCGAGGCTCGCCAGACTGGGGGGAGATTTGCTGCCCGGTGCGAGATCTATGTCGGAGCCGACGATCCTCGGCCGCACTGATCGCGGCGACGGCTACATCGAAACGCTCGAGCCTGCTGCTGGCGGAGAGCTCTATTACCGCAGCTGCGCGAATGGCTACTGCCGGTACAGCTCCGATCTCTGGCAGGCCGAGATCTATCTGGACCACCTGCTCGCACGCTGACCCGATGGGGTATTTCAACTGCACCACCACCCGCGAGGAGTATTACCTCTCGCTTGCCAACCGGCCGCGGCCGGCGACGGCCTCGAGCCGCTACCGCGGGGTTTCGCGCAGCACCAACCCGAAGCTGCCCTGGCGCGCCGCGCTGGGCTACCGGGGCCGCCGCTACTACCTTGGCAACCATGCCACCGAGCTCGAGGCCGCGCAGGCCTACAACCGTGCGGCGCTGAGCGTCATCGGCGATCATGCCGTGATCAACATGCTGCCCGAGCCATGACGCTGCCCCTGATGATCGAGCTGCTGGTGGGCTACGTGGTGGCCTGCTGCCTGGCGCTCTGGCTGGCGTCGAAAATCCTGCCGTGATGTTGGGGGGAGGTGGCCGGTCCTCACGAGGTGCCGGCCTCGCCGCAGCCTCCCCGCTGCGGAATGCCCAGTGACTCCGAAAGTCATTGGATCCGAATCTTAGCCCTCCCCTGCAACCCAGCGCGCGATCGCCCACTCGCCCATCGCGGACCAGAAGGGCTGCTGGCGATACCAGTCCACCCAGCCCTTGTGACCCTTTTGGCTGTTGCACATCAGGCAGCAGCTCACGAGGTTCTCGCGCACGGTGAGGCCGCCGTGGACCTTGGGGATGACGTGATCGAGCGTCGGGCTGCGGCCGAGCGGATCGCCGCAGTAGGCGCAGCGGTAGTTCCACGCGAGGTGGATCTGATCGCGGGCTGACCTGCGGGTGACCAGCCGGGTCTCGTCAATGTGGTGCCGATCCACCGAGATCTTCCGGCAGGGTGAACAGCTCGATGCCCAGATCGAGGAGGTCCTCCTCGGTGTGGATGAACTCGGCGATCTGGCTGTAGAGGTCGGCGGGGATCTGGTCGGGGTCGGTGTCGCTGCGGATGATCACCTTGGCGGTGATCTCGGCGATGTGCGCGCGCATGGGCGTGGCCCCGGCTTGGCTCACGGTAGCGAGGGGAACAGGATCGGCGGAATGTGACGGGATGTGACGGGGAGAGAGGATGCGCTGCCCGTGGCGTACCATCGGAGTGCGGCTACCATCCACCCATGACCTACATCCTCCAGACCGGCCCGTGGCATATCGGGCCGTTCTCTACCCACGTCGCGGCGCAGCACTTCGCCGAGACGCATGGCATCGACGACTTCCGCATGATCCCGCTGGATGACCCGGCTGAGGCACCAGGTCGCATCGCGCGGCTCAGGATGGCACCGCTGAAGCACCCGATGGCGAGGCTGCGCGAATAGTGCGCAAATGGCGCTCGGCGCCGCCTGAACCCGGAAAGAAGAAGCCCGCTAAGTCATTGACCTAGCGGGCTTTTTTGGTTGCGGGGGCCAGATTTGAACTGACGACCTTCAGGTTATGAGCCCCGCCCGAGCAGCTCACGGGCGTTCACGCAAACTCACCAAACCTCTGATTCGTCGAGCGTTTTCGGGTTGACGGCTTACCGCTTGTTCGCGCAAGATCCGCCCCGTTCGCGCAAATCTGCGCGAATAGTGCGCGAATGGAGAGGGGCATGACGAAGCAGTGGGTGGCCGATCGGAAGGTGCCAGGGCTGGGCCAGATGGTGCTCGAGTCCGGGGTGCGGACCTGGTACGTGCGCTACCGCGAGGCGAGCGGCAAACAGCAGACCCACAAGATCGGCCGGGCCGAGATTGTCAGCCTCACCATGGCGCGCGAGGAGGCCCTGAAGGTGCTTGCCGATGCTGCCCGCGGTCTGACGCCCACCACCGCCCGGAAGGAGCTGCGCCGATCGCCCACCGTTGCCGAGCTGCTTGAGCGGATCAAGGTGGAGCACTGGCGCCGGCTGCGGCCCGGCACGATCGCCAACAATGAGCTGATCTGGCGCCGCCATCTGCTGCCGGAGTTTGGCTCCACGAAGGTGCAGGCGGTCCAGCAGCGGCAGGTCGCCGAATGGTTTCACCGGGCCAGCATGGAGCGGCCGGTGCGCGCAAACCGCTGCCTTGAGGTGCTCAGCAAGGCGATGAACCTTGCCGAGCTCTGGGAGCTGCGGCCGCAGGGCTCCAACCCCTGCGCGCGGATCCAGGCAAACAGCGAGCGCAAGCGGCGCCGCTACCTATCCCGCGAGGAGCTGAAGCGGCTGCTGGCCGCACTGGATGCGTTCGCCGAAGCCGGGGTGCGGTGGCGGTTCGCGCAGCTGATCCGGCTGTTGATGCTGACCGGGTGCCGGGTCCGGGAGGTGATGCACGCGCGGTGGGACTGGCTGGATGAGGATGCAGCGGTGTTGATCGTTCCCGCTGATCAGCACAAGACAGGAGGCGATGGCAACGACCGGCGCATTCATCTGCCGCCTGCAGCGATGTTCACGCTAAGACAGCTGCGTCTCAGGTCGAACAGCGACTGGATCATTGCCGGCGACGGCGACGGCCATCTGGTGGGCTACTGGCACCTCTGGCAGGAGCTGCTGGCCAAGGCGCGGATCACCAACCTGCGGGTTCACGACCTGCGCCACAGCTTCGCCAGCCTCGGCGTGACGGCCGGCCTGTCGCTGCCGCAGATCGGCGGCCTCCTCGGCCACGCCAGCCCGCAGACCACGCAGCGCTACGCCCACCTGATCGATGAGGCCGCGGCCGCTGCAGCCGCCAAGGTCGCCGCGCTGATGGCATAAAAAAGCGGCCGGATGTCACACCGACCGCCGGGCTGGCTCTCCACTACCGGGCACAGCTTAGCCCTTGCTGGCGGTGACGCCCTCATCGCCGTTGTAACGGCCTGTAACCGCATAGGAGCGGTGCGGGATCGCCTCCATCCGGTGGAACACCATCTGCCCGATCTTCATGCCGGGCCAGATCGCCACGGGGTGCATCTTGCGCGCGTTGCTCAGCTCCAGCGTCAGCCGGCTGCCGTGCCAGCCAGGGTCGCACCACCCGGCCAGCAGGTGCTCGAGACCCTCTCGCGCGCGGCTGGACTTCAGCACGAACTGCGCGGCCACGCTGTCGGGCAGGTTGAAGATCTCGCGCGTCTCCGCGAGGCAGAACTCACCCGGCTGCAGCCAGTACGGCTCCTCTGCGGTGTGGCCGTGGATGCCGTGGATCTGCAGCTCGGGGGTGCCGGCCACCTCGATCATGATCCGATCGCCGAGGAGCACGTCGAGGCTCGCGGGGTTGATCAGGTTCGGATCAAACGGCACCACCATCGCGTGGTGCTGGCAGAGGTAGTGGAGCTCGTAGTCGGGGAGAGGCACGCGATCGTCAGTAAACCCACCGAACCCTAGGTGCGCCCTTGCGAATGCCAAGATGCACGAAGCCCTTGGGTGCGCCGTAGCCGATGCTGTAGGGCCAGTTCTGATCGCACCAGACCTGCACGGCGTAGATGTCCACGCCGTCCACGAAAAAGTCCACCGCACCGACGCCAGGCGCGTCGTAGAGGTGCTCGGAGCTTGAGGCGCCGCCCACGGCCCGATTTACGGCCGTGGGGCGATAACCGCTCGTGATCACCAGCGGCCGGCCGCCGAACTGCGCGCGCACCTTCTCGAGGAACTGCGCCAGCCTGATGGCGATGTCGCACTGGAACTGGTGATCGAAGCGCCGGGCCTCCTGGCCGAGCGCGAACTCGCCGTAGGTGATGTGCGGGGTGAGCTTGAAGCTGAAGGGCGACTCGGGGGTGAACATCGCCGAGACCGGGCCGGTGGTCTGCTTGTCGCGGCCCCAGAGGTCACCCTCGGCGATCCGGCGCCGCTTCAGGCCGGCCTCCACGTTGGTGCCGGGGTTGCGGTAGAGCAGCAGCGCATCGGGCACGCCGGGCCAGTCCTTCTCCCCGAGCCGCCGGCTGATGGTCTCGAAGCCCTTGGCGCCGTAGAAGCCGGTGCCGAGGTTGTAGGCGAAGCTGATCAGCGCGCACTTCTGGTGGTCAGCCATCTCGCCCCAGCTGGGGATGGTCTCGCGCAGCTTGCCGGCGATCCGGTCCACCTCCTGGCGCAGCAGCAGGTCGGCCTCGATCGCGTTGATCTTGTCGCCGGGCTTCACCGGCCGGCCGTCGCCGTAGCGGGTGGTGCCATAGCCGATCGTCCACGGCTCGCCGCCGCTGAGCGGGTCGGGATAGGCCTCGAGGTGGCAGCCCTCGAAATCCTTGATCAGCTTCAGGGCCGCGGCGAGGTCCGCCTGCTTGCCGTCCTGGCTCCAGGTGTTGAACCACGCCCGGTCACGGCGCATGGCGGCCGCGTAGCCGTTGGTGGCGAGATCCTGCTCGAGGGTCTCGATCGCGGCAGCCTGGTGCGGCAGCCCGCGGTAAAACCTGAACAGCTGCTCGAGCGTGATCGGCGCGGGGTTGGCCATCGATCAGCGGCGCTGCTTGGGGAACATCATCCGGCCGGCCTGCAGTAGCAGCTGCAGCCAGCTGTTGGACTTCAGGGGGCTGATCGCGATGATCTCGCTGCCGGCAGCGATGACGATGGCGATGATTGCGGCAGTCTCGGGGCTCATGGCGTCCACGTCGATGGCCTCAGGTTAGTTCCGCATTTCAAGGGCACGCACGCGCTGGTCCAGCTGCGTGAGCTCTGCCCTGCTGTCGTTCTTCAGTTCTCCGATGGTGCCAGCCATCTGCTGGAGGGTGGCCTCGACGCGGGCGAACTGCACCTGCAGCGAGATGAGCAGGGCGCCGATGGCGAACATGCCGGCCGACAGTGCTGCCGGGAGGGAAGCAGCGAGCACGCTGCCGACCGTTTTAGGTTCGTCCGCCACCGGCTGATCCTGGCTTAGCTCCATCGTAGCGATCGAATGGATCAGGCCTTCCGGCGAGGATGGCAAGGGCACGCCGGTAGTAGTGGTTCTCGGTTTGTCCAACACGCTCTAGGTGGTCGCGGATCTTGCGCCAGTTTTCGAGCGTGTCGCGGTCCATTACCGGCCCTGCCCGCGGAGGGGCTTCTTTCCACGGCGCCGGGGGCGGCTGTGTTGGCCGAACCCTTGGCGGCTGGTCTTGGGTGGCCCCGGTTGGTGATCGAGGCGCGCGGTGCCGGTCTTGGATTTGACTGCCATTACTCCTCGGGGACAGGCTCGGGCTCGGGCTGCGGCGCGTAGGGATCGGGCGGCCAGCTGCTGTACTCAGGGCTGGTGATGAACGCCGCCAGCTCCTCGGTGGTGGCGGTGGCGGTGATGCCCGAGATCTTCAGCTCACAGGCTAGGCGCAGATCTTGACGCCAGCCCTGAATGGCGGGGTCGATCACGGTGCCGTTGTCCTGCTGGCGGATCACCATCCAATCGGTGGGCACCAGCAGAGTGCCGCAGGTGGTGCGGGTCTGGGCGGTCCACTGCTCCACCAGCTGCCCGTGATCCTTGGGCAAGCCGGGTCCCCAGTAGAACCGCTGATCGTAGGGAGCGGGGTCGGGCTCCTCGGTGATGCCGATCGCCGCGCGCTCCTCGGGACTGGCGCATCTCAGCCAGTTGGCGGGATAGCTGATGCCATCGTGCTCAAAGGGCACGTCGGGACTCAGGGGGCGGCCGTCGAGGATGAACATGGCGATCAGGTCCGTGGGTGAAGGTTAGCGGGCGCGGGCGTATTGGAAAGGCGCCTCGGCGAATGCCGCGTAGATGTAGGTGGATCCGCTGCCGTTCTGGTTGATTGAGCTATTGCGCAGCTTGAAGCCGTTACTGAGCGCATCGATCGTGACAGCAGAGCTTGTGACTTCCTGCTGTGGGTTGTTGGCCAGAAGGTAAGAATCGGCGACGTTGTAATCATCGCGAGCGGTGTCCCACATCACCCAATGGTCGATTGATGTGCCTGTGTTGGTGATTTTGATCATCACCCACCTTGGCCTAAACCCAGTATAAACAAACGGCCCATCCGCGCTGCCGTTGCCGGTGTAGCTGCCGAATGCGCTCAGGCCAGCCACAGGGGCAAAGCAGTAGGCGACGTGTGCATAGTTGCTAATTACATCCGCTCCAACGGTGAAAGTGCTAGCACTGACGCTTGTAAAGCCATTGGCACCTGTTAACGCGGCCGCAGTCGAGTTAAGAACCATATATTTACCTGTGCCGACCGCAACGTGATACGTATACCAGCTATCGCTAATGCTTCGATTCTTGACAATTATTAAGGCGGGCGCTACGCCCAAGCCATGACCTACTGAACTGGCCCCGGAGGGTGTAAACGTCACCACGCTGAACCCCGCACTCGCATTAGCCCGCACCTGAGAAGTGATGCTGCCCGCAGTATTCGTAACCGTGGAGCTCCCTGCATCCCAGCACCACGCCACCCGCGCGATGTTGTTGGTGTAGTTGATGTCAGGCTGCGGGCTGTTGTTGTTCGCGCCGAGGGTGAAGCCATCCGAGTTGAACGACACAAAGCCATCGGTGGCGTACTTCTCCGCGTCGGTGAGGTTGGACGACAGCGCATAGCCCGCCCCGCGCACGGTGTCATAAAGCGCATGGGCGACGGCGGTGCCGCGTGACTTCAGCCAGGCGAAGTCGGGCGAGAAGCCCAAGCCGGAGACGGTCAAGGTGCCAGCGTTGGAGGTGTAGAGCTTGGTGTCGAACACCGTGCTCGGCTTGACGATGGTGGGCGCCGGGAGGTTAGCCGTACAGAGCGCCTTGAAGCCGCTGGGGGCGGTGTAGGCGAAGGGGCGTTGGCCGAAGTTGGCGACAAAGGCACTACTGCTGCCACCGGAGGTATCGGACAGTGCTGGAACATATACTCCTGTTATTCCGGAAAACGCCTGCCCCTGGCTGGATCCATTCTTATAGAAAGTAAGAGTTCCCGCATCTAGGTTTAACGCACAACCAATAACATCATTTGCCGCATAGGAAGCGCCGTAGCTAGAGGTTGTTGCGTTCGTGTACTTCTGCCCGGAATCGTAATAGGCATATTCGTCCGCAGAGTCTCCCACGCCGCCAGATGCAACTCTTGAAGCAGGGGCGATACCGATAAAGGAGCCAGCAGCAAGAGATGAAGGCGTGATCTCCCAGTACCATTTACCGGAAGAAACGCCAATTGTGCCGGCGACTCGGCCACCGCCAGAAACCGCTGTGGTTACATCAAGGTTTCCGTTGGAAAGCGTTGAGCCTCCAAGGTTGTTAAGCGGATTCCAGCAGCAGTAATTCCCCCTCACCTGTCCACCGAGCCCAGTATCAACCTCGCTGCCGTTGGTGGGAACGTCTACGAGACTGTCGTTGCCTGCACCAGCAGTGACGGAGAGGTTGTTGGGCGTCCAATTGTTCCCGTTGCCACTAGTGTCCTTTCCTAATGTGGTCGCGGTGTTGCTGCTGTTGTCCTCGAACTTAAGCTGGGACCCGTTGGTGCCGTAGCTACCGGTGTACGCCTTGGGCACCCACACGCCGGTGGTCGCGGAGAACTCGCCGAAGCTGGTGGGGTCTAACGCTTGGCCGTCGATGAAGTGGATGTCGGAAAGGTAGCCAGAGAAATACTCACCGCCTGATTGCTCGCCTCGACCAATGCCGTGAGCAATAGCGCTATTAAATACAAGGTCTTGATTAAGTGAGGGGTATGTTGCAGTCCCGAATACAGTTACCTGAACGCCATTAACATACAGTTTAAAACGATTGGTGGAAGTGGCTTGAGTCGTGTCGACCACAAAAACCAAGTGATACCAAGCCGAAGCGTCCCTATAAACAGGTGTAGTTACAAGATCAACATCAACGCTACCTGCGTAATTGAAAAAGCGAATCTCTCCGCTGCCTTGAAAAAGTACATTAGATCGGTTAGTTCCCGTACTCCCAGCAGACCACACTGTTTGCTGGTTTGTGAGATCACTCCTTTTAACCCACCCCGCCCAGGTCCACGTCTTGCGGTTGCCGGCTGATGCGGGGGTGCGGCTAAGGTACGCCGAGTCGGCTGAGTTGAAGCGGAGCGAACGGCTGATGCTGTAGCCGGCAGCGCCACCAGCAGGAGCGCCGAGCAGCAGGCTGTTATTGAGCACGCTCATTTCACGTCCGAGATCAGGCGGGCGGTGATGCGGGTGGCCGATTCCACGTAGTAGGCGATCACGTCCACTGCGCTGGCCGTTGTCGTGAGTGTAGGCGCAGTTCCGCCGGGGAACTTCCAGTTGCTGCCGTAGGCCAGCGTCCGCGAGCCGGTGCCGTCCTGCGTGATCACGATCGTGCCCGACTGGCCGGCGGTGAGGTTGCTGGGGTTGGCCAGCGTCCGGTTGCCGCCGAGCGTCACGCTGAAGTTGTTGGCCACCGCGAAGTCTGCGGTGATCGTGGCGCCATCGGTGAGCGCCGACACGCTGCCCCGCTGCGCTGCGCTGAAGCTCTGCGCTGTCGCCAGAGCGGCATAGCCCGAGATGGTCTGGCCGGCCGCGAAGGTGATGGCGCCGGTCATCGTGCCGCCGGCCTTGGGCAGGGCAGCGTTCGCCAGGTCGTAGGCGGACTTCACCGCGTTCGGCGTGGCCGCTGTCGAGGTGCTGGTGCTGCTGGTCGAATCCGTCAGCTGCACCACGCCCACCACGCTGGTGGTGCCGGCCACGATCTTGCTGCCGCTGATCGCCGCGCCTGAGGCGATGTCGGCGTTCACGATCGCGCCGGAGAGCACCAGCGTGCCGTCTGCGTTCGGCAGGTAGATCAGCCGGTCCGCGGTCGGATCGGCGGCCAGCAGCTTCGTCTCGTTGGCGTCGTCGGTGCTGCCCTCGAAGATCAGCCCCACGCTTGCGCCAAGCGTCACGTCGGCGGTGAAGGTGCCGCCTGCCTTGGGCATCGCCGCAGCAGCCAGGTCGTAGGCGGCCTTGACAGCGGTGGCGGTCGCCGCGAGCACTGAGCTGGTGGTGCTGGTGCTGTCGCTGAGCTGCACCACGCCGGCCACGCTGGTGCTGGCCGCGGCCACCGAGATCGCCGGGGTGGTGGTCCCGTTCGCCACCGAGATGGCGCCGCTGCCGCTGACGCTGGTGACGGTGCCCAGATAGTCGAGGCCCCACTCGAGGCCGGTGGCTGTGGCGCTGTTGGCGCGCAGCACCTGCCCGTTGGTGCCCACGCCCAGCTTGCTCAGCGCGGTGCTGCTGGAGGCCGCCAGCAGGTCGCCCTTGGTGTAGGTGCCGGTGCCGGTGCCGCCGCGGGTCGCCGCCAGCGTGCCGCTGGTGATGTTGTCGGCGTTGCGGGTCTCGTTCGATACCTCCTCGACAGCCGCCTGCACGTTGGTGGCGGAGATGTTCGCGGCCGGGGTGAAGCTGACGTTGTTGGCGGATTGCGCCACGAACGTCGAGCTGACATCGATCACGGTCCAGGTGGAGCCGTTGCTGAGCACCAGGTCGGGCGGTGCCAGCGCAACCGTGGGCGCCGGGGCGGTGCCGGTGCCGCTGATCGAGACCACCACGTAGTAGCCGTTGTTGCTCGAGCTGGCGGCCGGCAGCGAGTTACCAACCGTGAGGCCGATCGAGGAGCCCTCGGTGGTCACCGTGGCGATCTGGTTGGTGCTGGCGTCATAGGTGCCAGCGAAGATCACCGAACCGGCCGAGATGCCCAGCGGCTGCCAGACGTTGCCGTCCCACAGGAAGAACGACTCATCGAGTGGGTTGAAGAAGATCTGGCCGATGTAGTCGGCGGTGGGCAGCGCCTCGCCAAACTTCGCGGTGGAGTAGTTGGCGAGCTTGGCGCCGGTCACCGCGTCGTCGGCGAGCAGCGCGGTGGCGAAGGTGCCGGTGGTGATCTTGCTGGCGTCGAGCGCGGGGATGTCGGCGGCCACCAGCGTGTCGCCGGAGGTGACGTGCCCCTGCGCGTCGATCGTCACCTTGGGATAGGTGCCAGCGGTGGCGCTGTTGCTGTGGTTCAGCGTGCCGCTGCTGACCGACAAGCCGGTGCCGGGCTGGATGATGCCCTTGGTGCTGGCGGTGGCATCCGGCAGGTCTGAGGCGGCCAGCGCGCGGAAGGTGGGAGTGGCATCAGCGCCGGAGGTGGGGCCAGCGAACACGCGCGCCGCGGCCTGGCTGTCCAGCGTGGTGGTGATCGTTGCGCTGTAGTTGTCGGGGTAGCTGACAGCGAACGAGATCGGCGTGGAATCGGTGAAGGTCAGCGTGCCCAGCGAGGCCTGCCGCAGCCAGGTGGAGCCGTCCCAGGTGTATTCGATGCCGGTGTTGGTGTTGACCCACTGCTGACCGACGAAGGCGCCCGAACCGGATGGCGTGGCGGCCGACACGATCGCGGCCGAGCTGTCGGCGAGCTTGGCCGCGGTGATGGCGTCATCGGCCACCTTCGCGGTGCTGACGGCGCCCGTGCCGATCTTGGCCTCCACCACGGCGCCGCTGGCGATCGTCGCCGCGAACGATCCGGTGCCGGAGCCGGTCACGTCACCGGTGAGGGTGATCGTCTGGTCGCCGGTGTTGGTGCCGGAGGTGGTGCCGCTGTGGGTGCCGGAGAAGGTGCCCGACTGCGTGGCGAGCGTGCCCAGCCCCAGCGTGGTGCGCTGGGTGGCAGCGTCGGCATCGTCCAGCAGCGCGCGGCCCTGAGCGGTGCAGGTGATCTCCTCGACATCACCAGAGCCCGAGGAGCTGCGGCCGAGCAGCTTGTCGGTGGCTGAAACGTCCTGCAGCTTGGCGTAGGTCACGGCGCCATCAGCCAGCGCTGCGGTGCCGAGGTTCGATGCTTTCGCGGTGGTGACGGCGCCATCGGCCAGCTTGGCCGTGGTCACCGAGCCGTCCACCAGCGTCGGGGTCACGTCGGTGAAGGTGCCGCCGCTGTAGACCTGCAGCGCGCCAGTGCTGCTGTTGAGGTAGCCGCGGCCCTCGAAGTTGTCGCTGACCGGCGCCGTGGTGGCGACGTGGATGCTGGAGTCGTCCGCCAGCTTGGCGGCCGTGACAGCATCAGCAGCGAGCGCAGACGTGCCGATCTTCGTGGTGCTGGACTGGTCGAGCTTGTCGAGGTCGATCGAGGCGACATCGATCAGATCGAGGCCGGCATCCACCAGGTCCTTCGCCGTGACCTTCTTCGTCTGCGAGGCCGAGATGTCCGCAATGGGCAGCACGTCGGTGGCAGCCACCGAGGCCTTGGGCAGCGCTGTGAGCTGAGTAATCCGCTGGTCAGCCAAGGCTCAGCCTCCGTGGGCACCACTGCTAGGACCCATGTTAGTCCTCGGTTTCTTTCAGCAGGAAGTCGAGGGACTGCTCGAGGCTCAGTCGATCGTTGTCTTCCTTGAGGATGAACTCTTCGATCGAACCGATCAGCAGCCGGATCTCGCCGGTGGTCACGAAGTCGATCGTGCAGTTGATGATGTCGCCGGCCGCCACCTGCACGCCGGCCTTCGTCACCATCGCGTCGAACTGGTAGAAGACGCTGTTCACCGTCGCATCCACCGAGCTGTCGGTCAGGTAGAGCGCGCAGTCGAATGAGCTGCCGAGCTCAAGCCGCTGGATCAGCTGCAGCATCAGCAGCGGCGTCTCGGTGACGCCGGCCGTGGTGTAGTCGAAGGCGCAGGTGATGGTGCCGCTGCCCGACAGCAGCCCCGCGGAGTAGAGCTGCCGGAATCGGTCGCTGAGGCTGGTGCTGTCGATGGCCTCGCGGTCGGTGGCCAGCGTGTAGTCGACCACATTCCCGAGCACGCTGTAGGACACGTCCCGCACGCGGCACTCGATCGGGATCGGTTCGCCGGTGAAGGCGTAGAGCGCCAGCTCGTTCGCGCGCGTGTTGTTGATCGCGTCCTCGAAGGTGCCGAAGAAGCGCAGGCCGCCGGCTGCATTTACGTTCACGTAGCCCGAGATGCCGGGCTCCACGGTGCCGCTGGACCAGGCCGCGCTGGTGAAGCAGACCAGCCCGCGCGGGTCGGTGGTGGAGATGTCCACCCGGTCGCCGGTCAGCAGGTTGTCGCCGGCTGAATCGAAGCTGAGGCGGTTCAGCGTGGTGTTCACGTCGGCTGCGTCGATCTGGTCCTGCAGCGCGCTGATCTGCACCGACGTGGCGCGCCGCAGCCGCACGTTGCCCTTGGTGCCGAGGAAGAACGTCATCCGATCACGCCGTCAGCCAGGAAGTCGCCATCGACCGTGAACTGGATCGGCACCACCACCAGCTCGCCGGTGCTCACGCCGACCTGCGCTGCGGTGATGTAGGCGAAGAACTCCAGATCGTCGTTCGCGGCATCGCTGACCTTGAGCTTCAGCTTCACCCGGTCGGCCTCGGTCACGGCGCCCACCTTCTGGATCTTGCCCAGCAGCGCGGTGAACTGCGTCAGCGTGGCCGACTCACCGGCCTCGAGGCGGTAGTAGAGCAGCGTGGCCGAGCCGCTGGCGCTCTTCAGGCCTGGCGTGAACGTGCTCGCGGTGCTGTCGATCGCGGTGGTGCTGAGCAGCTCCACGCTGGCCTCGAGCGACCAGTCGCGGATCTTCGCCACGGGCTTGTAGGCCGCGCCGTCCCAGAACTCCAGCTTGCCGGTGCGGCCGGTGTAGAAGCCCATGAACGGTGGCCCAGTCTGAAATCAGGCTAGCGAATAGAAAACGCACTATCCGCGAAGGAGGCGATCTGGCTCAAGGTCTGGCCATCCGAAACGATGCACGGATGTTCGATCGCCCTCACGCTCACCTCGCCCTCTTCATCCATCTGCACTTCCGTCACCCGGAATACCCGCTGCCGGGTGACGGTGGTGCCGAGCACGAACAGTCGGCCGGCATAGGGCGCGAGATCGGCAGCGGTGCCATTCGAGACGGTGATGCTCGACAGGCTGAGCACGTCGCTGCCCGACTGGTAGACCAGCGCGCGGTAGCCGCTGCCGTTCACCGGGCCGCCCGCGATCGGCGTGTTCAGCGCGCCGCCTGCCTCGATCACGCCGGTGGTCACCTGATCCCACTGGTTCTCGCCGATCGCCACGTAGATGTAGGCGCCGGGCTCCAGCACGCTGTCCGTGGGGAAGGTGGAGAACTCGATCGCGCGGCGAACGTGCCGGCGCTGGTTGCAGAGCAGCTTGCCGAACAGGATCGCCTGGCTGCGGTTGGTGACGTACTGGGAGAGATCGAAGGTCTGGCGCACCGAGCTCGCCTCGGCGGAATCGGCACGGCTCACCTCCACGCTGCGGTTGCGCGGGAACACGCCATCGATCTCGGTGTCGCGGTAGATCACCGAGGCGATCAGGTCCTGGACGTTGCTGCCGAAGTCGATGAACTCCTCTTTGTAGGAGTCCTCGAGGATGTTGCCTTGGTTGAACAGGGCCGAGATCGTCACCTGTCGGGTGATGTTGCCGGCGCTGTCGGTTGGCACGGCTGGCACCAGCGTCTCGCGGCCACCCACGCGCCCGAGCTCGAGCAGGGAGAACGGCGCCACCTCAGCCCAGAACTGCCGCCATGGGGTCTGCTCGGCGATCACGCCGTCCATGTAGAGGTTGTTCTGCCGGCAGAACTGCTTCGCGAAGGCGAGCGCCTGCAGATCCACACCGCCGACCTTGGCGAACCGGCCGATGCCGTTCTGCCCGTCGAGGATGGTGTCGAGGAAGATGTCGGGCGCGTAGCTGCTCGAGCCATCGGGTGAGGCCGGATAGGTGCCGTCATCACGCAGCCTGCGGAGCATCTTGCCCTTCTGCACGAACACCGAGATCGAGCGCAGATCCTGAATGCCCTGGCCGCTGTAGGCGTTGAAGCCGATCAGGCTGAGGCCGTCATAGAGGTTCGGGTAGTTGGCGAAGGTTTCGGTGCGCTGCTCGGTCACGGCGGTGATCGCCAGCTCCGGCCCCTGATCGAAGCTGAAGGTCAGCTGCGTGTCGGAGAACATCGAGAACAGGCCCCACTCATCGATCTCGGAGGGGTTGACGTTCACCGGGGGCAGCTTGCCCCTCCGGCTGCGGATGGTGCCCACGAAGGTGAACTGGCCGCCGCGGGGGCCGGGGACCACCTGCACGTCGCCGCTGTTCTCGATGTAGGCGAAGTCGGCGAGGCCGTGGTAGCTCATCTCGGCGCCGGTGTCGGCGATCGGCTCGAAGCGGAACTGCCATTTGCCGATGTTGTCGTCGGCGATGAACTTCAGTGAGACAAAGTTGTCCACGTCCGAGCCACGGCGGATCGCGAAGATGTAGGGCACACGCTGCCAGCTGCCGTCCTCGGAAGCGGTGCGGCGATACCAGACCCAGAAGAACATCGATCGCAGCTTGATGCCGTTATCGCTGATCTTGTAGTTCTTCATGCTGACCTTGCCGTACTTCTTCGCGCGGCCCTGCACCCGCTTGAACACGCGGGCTTTCAGCGCGAAGTCCACCACCCGGCACTCGGTGATGGTCTCGTATTTGGCTTCCTCCGACTTCACCAGGCACTTCACGTTGAACCAGTCGTTCCACTTCTCCGGGTTCTTCAGGAAGTCCTGCAGCGTGCGGATGCGGCTCTGCTTGCTGCTGATTTCAGAGCGCAGGCCGTCATCGCGCGCCGCCATCGCGCCTGTGTCGAGGTTGTTGGCGTTGGAGGTGAGCTGCGCGATCTCGAGGTTTAGATCACGCTCGCGGTTGTTTAGCCACTTTTTCTCCTGCTTGAGTGTCTTGCCGCGGCCGGGGATGATGCCATCGGCGAGGCCGTACTGCTGGAATGCCTTGTCGAGCTTGGCCTGCGCCCTCTTCAGCTGCCGGTTGGTATCAGCGAGCTCACTGCGCCACTGGCGAATGCGATCGCGGTTGCGCTGGTTGCTTGGCTTGTCGAGCTCATCCTCGATCTGGTCGCGCAGCTGCTTGCGGCGATCACGCAGCCCGTCCACCCGATTCGCATAATCGACCACCACAGGGTCGAATTGCTCCGCGTTGTTGAGCAGATAATCGAGCTCGCCGGATGTCCACTTTCGATCAGCGAGATCCTCGACCAGATCCTTGAGGTTCCTGATCTCCTCCAGCTTCAGGTACACACCCTGCAGGCCGGGCTTCAGGATCGGCTCGTTCTTCAGCAGCTGCTCGTTCAGCGTCGCGACCTGCTGCTCAAGCAGCACGATCTCATCGTTCGCTTCGTCCTCGTTCTGCTTGAAGTTGGTGGTGCCGTAATCCTCGGTGGGGCAGATGCCGCTTTCGACGCACTCGAGCTTCACGCGCATGGCGCCGTCGTCGAGCTCTACGTTCCTGATCGGCTGCGCCACCTTGAACAGCGCGCTGCCCAGCTTGTACGTGCTCGCCGCGTCGATGTAGCTCGACAGCGAACGGCGCAGCTCGGCGGCCGCTTCTTTCACGTCGTCGTCGTTGCCGTGCGGAATGCGCTTGAACACCAGCGTGAACACAGCGCCGACCGGCACCACGTTGCGGGTGTCGTCCAGCACGTTGCGGGGCCAGTAGCTGCCCGAGTCCTCCAGATCCACGCCGAGCTCGGCATCCTGCCGCCGGCCGTCCTCATCGCGGTCGTAGAAGTTGACGTTGATCGGGATCGGCGCGTAGATCCCGCAGCGGGTCATCGTGCTTGGCGAGAACGCCTGGCTGAAGCCCTCGGTGTAGCCGTTGCCGATCAGGTTGGCGCGGTAGGCGAAGTCACCCGGCCCCTGGCCGTCGCGCGTCGGATCGGTGGTGCTGCCGGTGGGGCGGAAGATGTCGGCGTACTGCAGCGGCCGGTTGTGGCCGAAGTAGGTCCAGTTCTTCGTCGCCGCGAACTGACGGATCGGGGTCTGGCCGAAGGCGATCCGGCCGCCTGCGATCTGCTCGATCCGCGAGGCGCCGATCGCCAGCAGCATCTGCATGAACTGGCTCGAGCCCTCGCTATGCACCGAGCTCCACAGCAGCGAGGTGGCCACCCGCACGCCGCCCGTGGGGTTGTCCTCCACGTTGCAGTAGGCGAGGTTCACCGTGTCGCCGTACTTCGCCAGCTCCTGCTGGCTGTTGAAGCCGAAGCGCGGGGCGAACACCTGATCGCGGCGCTGCCGCTGGTTTTTCGGCTCCTCCGGCTTGGGGGCCAGCAGGTAGGAAACCGCCTGCAGGATGATGCCGACCACCACCAGCACGATCGAGACCGGATCGCCGCGCAGCTCCTGCAGCTTCTCCTCGCGCGAGCGGGTGTAGTCGTGCTGCACCGCCAGGAACTCGAGGTAGTCCTCCTCCGAGACTTTCAGGATCTCGATCAGCTCGTGCTCGTAGGGCAGCAGCTTGCGCGTCATCGATCCATCCAGAAGTAGTGCCCGACGCCATCGGGCAGCGGTGCCTGGATCACATTCTGCCCCGGCCCGATGAACAGCACAGGGCCGCCGAGGTGGGTGCCGAGCGCTGCGCCGGCGCCGGCCGGCAGCAGGGCCACAGCGCCGCGCCGCGGGGCCTTGAGGCGCGTGCCGTGCTCACACAGCCAGCGCGCGATCATCGACCGCGGGAAGGCCTCCTCGGTCCAGTCCGCGTAGACCCACTCGAACTGCTCGCGGTAGCTGGGGAGCCCGAGCCGGTCGCGCACCTCGCACACCAGCTGGAAGCAGTCGGTGCGGCCGCTGCCGTCGCCCGGCCGGTGGCCCCAGCCGTAGGCAAGACCCACCAGATCATTCATCGCAGGTAGAGCTCCGAATTGAGCGGCAGCGGTCCCACCATGTCGCGGGTGAAGCTGCGGCCGGGGAAGCTCGAGCCCACGCTGTCGATCGCCGACCTGAAGCGCAGCTCGATCGTGGTGTCGCTGAAGCTGGCCCCGAGGCCGATGTAGTAGTCAGAGACAGGAGAGCCGATGATGGTGCCCGCGGCATTCAGCCAGGCGGTGGTCAGCGTCAGCTCGCTGAGCCGGTTGCCGTCGCCGGCCTCCACCAGCACCAGCGCGAAATCCACATGCGGAAACAGCACCTGCAGCTGCGCGTTCTCGCCGTTCAGCGTGGCCAGCGCACCCTCGGCGCGGAAGGGCGCGAAGGCGTAGCTCTCGCTCTGCAGCGAGGCGTTCTGTCCCACGAAATAGTTCTGGTAGCGATGGGTGGCCCCATCGGTGGTGCGCAGCTTCAGGAACTGGCAGATCCGCAGCTCAGTCATCAGAAGTCGAGCTCTCCGATCAGCTGAATGCTCACCTGGCTGCGGCCGGTGTAGACCGACTGCACCTCAGGGGCCGCGGCGTATTCCCACTTGATGCTGGTCGGCGCCTGGATGTAGCCGCGCAGCGTGTCGCTCATCCCGGCGAAGATGTCGGCCGGCAGCGTGAACCGCTCGAAACCGCCCGAGGTGGCGGTGTAATGGGCCAGCAGCTGCGCCGTGGTGGTGTCGCTGATGTTGTCGTAGCTGAGCTGCAGCTCGTAGCCGCTGGCGCGGTTGCCGAAGCTGCGCTTGACGGTGGCGCCCGACAGCGCGCGGTAGACCTTCGTGGGGAAGGCGCCGAGCTTGAAGGCCCGGCTGGTCGGCTTGATCCTCGGGAACTGGTCAGCCATCAGCGCAGCCCCACACGGGAACGGGTGGACGGGCTCTGCTGCAGTTTATCGAGCGTCATGGACATCCCGCGCTTGGCGCCGTCGCGGGCCGCCTGCCGCCTGGTGGCTGCCATCGCCGACTCGAGCTGATCGCGGCTGACGTATTCGACGCCGCCGATGTTGGTGCTCTGGAAACTCATGTTCAGCACCGGGCTGGTGGCGGCCTGCATCGGGCCGCTGCCCATTGCATCGCGCATCTTGTCGCCCTGCAGCGCCACGGGGATGCGCCGGCCATCCGGCAGGGGCACGTAGGCCTCAGGCTTGCTGCCCTCGCCGTAGAGCGCCAGCTGGGGGCGGTTGGCGATGCCGCCCTGGCTGTAGCGCTTCAGCGGCGCCGGGCCGTTGTTGGTCATCACGCCGCCGTTGGCGAAGCCGAAGCCGGGAAACAGCGAGTTGAGGCCGAACTTGATCAGGGCAGAGCCGATCTGCTTCAGCACACCCGCGGCGATCTGCTTCAGCTGGTCGTCGAGATCCTTGGCGCCGGTCATGGCCGCCTCGATCGCCGCGTCGATGCCGCCGATCACGCCCTGCGCCAGCGTGCCCTTGATGCTGGCGTAGAGGTCCTGCAGCTCCTGCTGGCGGGCCTTCATCGCCTCCAGGTTCTGCTTGGCGCGCTCGAGCTCGACGTTCTCGCGCTGGATGCCGGCCACGATCTCGGGCTGGGCATCGCGGCGCAGCTGCACCGACCGGAGCACGCTCTCCAGCGCGACCCGCTGCTCCTCTGTCAGCTGATTGCTCCTCAGCTCCTCGGCGATGCGGAACTCGATCGCGTCGAGCCGCTCGGCCTCAGCCAGCGCCGCCCGCTGCACGTCGAGGGTCTGCTGCGCCAGCTCGGGCGACAGGCCCGCGCGATGCGCCTCGATCAGCGCGTTGGTGTCAGCCAGCTGATCCTTCGTGCTCTTCGTCTGGCCGTCGAGGTCGGCCGTCATGCCGCCGAGCTCGACACGCAGGGCCTTGATCAGGTCGTTGAAGTTCTGCTGGTTCTTCACGGCCGTTTCGGTGCCGAACGCAGCGCCGAGTGCTGCGCCCTGGCTGTTGATCCCGCCCATGATCGAGCTCGGATCGAACCCGGCCGGGGGGGCTGCCATCGTCGGGGAGAAACCTGCCGCTGCCGGGGTCGTGCCGCGCGCGCGGCTGAACACGCTCGAGAGCGCGTCGAAGCGCTTTACCGGCTGACCGTAGGCGCTGGCGCCGTTCATCATGGGCAGGCTGGCCCACTCGCCCGACAGCATCGCGACGTTCTGGCGCGTGAACGGTGCGGTGCTGAGGTTCACGCCGCGGTTCATGGCCAGCGCCATCGCCGCCCGGTCCTGTCGGATCGGAGTCATCGGGCCACCGCCCACGCCGCGCCAGGTGTCGGGCATGAACTGGTAGGCGCCGGCTGCTGCTGAGGCGTAGCCGCCCGCGCGCACCACCCGGTCCGGGTGCCGGCTCATATCGGAGAACAGGCCGCCGCCGAACATCGTCCGGTAGCCGTTCGGGCCAGCAGTGCCCTCTGCTGCGCGGATCACGGCCAGCCACGCGCGCGCGTTGGCGTTCAGGCTGGTGTCCGCGATGCTCGCGATCGTGGCATTGCCGCCACCACCACCCGCAGCACCACCTGCGCCGGTCAGCGTTGACGCTGCATTCTGCGCGCCTGCCTCCATCAGCTGGCCGAGTTTCTTGCCTGCGTCCTGCAGGATGTTGCTCACCGAACGCGCGTAGCCCTCCTGGATCCGGCCGATGCCGTCCGCGGTCTGAATCTTGAACTCCTCGAGCCGGCGCTGCAGATCGGTCTGGCGATCGGTTGCGTTCTGCTCGTTCTGTATCCGCTGCTCGCTGTAGCGGCGGAAGATCTCGTTGATCCGGCCGGCCGCCTCGATGCCCTCGGTGCTGAGCCCGGCAGCCCTGAGCCGCTGCTTCTCCTGCTCCAGCGCGATGTCCTGCTCCTGCTCGGCGATCCGGCGCCGGGCCTCGGAGATGGAGCGCTCAACCTGCAGCCGCTGATCGCCCAGATCACGCTCGAGCTGGGCTGCCCGGCGGATCGATTCCTTCTGGAAGTCGGCGAGCTCCTGCGCGCGCTTCTGCGCGGCATCGGCGAGCTTCTCCTCCATGTCCTCGCGGACCTTCAGCTGCTCCTTCAGGGCCTCAGCACGCGCGCGATCGCGGCCGGCCTGCCGCTCTGCAGCAGCGGCCTCGCGGGCCTCGCGCTGGTCGGCGGTCAGGGCCTCGTAGCCGGCCGCCTTGCGGGCAGCTCGCTCGCGCTCAGCCTGGAACTGCGCGAACAGCTCCTTCGATCGCTTGTACTGAAACTCATCGATCTCGAAGCCGTAGCGAAATACGCCGCCGATACCGAACTTGGCGTTTGATTCCCTGTTCGCCTGCAGGTCGGCGCGGATGCGATCACCGCGGCGCTCGGCAGCACCTGCGTTCAGGCCAAGGCCGTCAGAGATCCGCTCAACGGCATCAGTGAAGGCTTGCAGCAGCTTGATTGCGGTCGGGCCGAACGCCTTGGCGATCCCCTGCGCCGCCTTCTCCAGCTCGATCTGCAGGTCGCGCAGCGCTTGCGCGCCGGTCTGGAACTGCGCGTCAAGTTTGGCAAGCTGCAAGTCTTTGAGTTTTGCTGCGGCGCGCAGAACGATGTCTGACGTGATCTCGCCTTGAGCACCAAGTTCCTTCAGCTGCCCCACGCCGATGTCCACGCCCTTGAGCTTGGACATTTCCTTAGCGATAGAGCGAAGCAGAGCAGGCGCCTCCTCGCGGATCTTTTTCAGTTCGTCGCCGTTCAGAACGCCCGACTGAAGAGCTTGCGTGACCTGAAAGATCAGCTCACTTGTTTTTGCAGATGATGCCCCAGCCGCTCGAGCTGCTGCTGCAATGCCGATGTAGGCATCCTCGATCTCTGTGATTGTGACGCCGCTGGCGCGCAGCCCGTTGTAGAGCCCCGCGAACGCCTCCGTCGCTTCGGTCGTGCTGAGCCGGAGTGTCTGGGAAATCCGAGCAACCGACTGCTGAGCTTGGCCATACTCTCCAAACTCATCAGTGAGAGCCTTTAGCCGCACCTGCGCGCTCTCGGCCGCGAGCCCCGCGTCGGCGATGTACTTCACCGCCAGGCCGCCTCCAGCGGCCGCAGCAAGGCCCGCCAGCCCACTGCCGCCGATCATGCCGAATAGGCCGCCACGGCCCGATCCGGCGCCGCTCAGCTTGCGCTGCTTGGCCTCCAGCTCATCGATCTGCTTGCCCAGCCGGCGGTAGGCCTGACTGTTGATGTCCACGTTGTCGCGGAGCTGCTTCAGCGCGGCAATGTGGTTGCGCAGCCCGGCGGTGGTGTTGCCGGCCGCGCGGGCCATCCGCTCGATGTCGATGTTCGCCTGGCCGAGCGCGACCTTTGTGATCTTGGACTGCTGCGCCAGCCCCTGCAGGCTGCGCTTCAGCTGGTCCAGCCCCGAGCCTTCCAGCTTGGCCGTGAACTTGATCGCCGTGTCGAGGGACATCGCCATGGCGTCAGCCCTCCTTGTTCATCATTGCCAGAGCCGCGCCTTCCATCACCTGCAGGTCCTCCAGAAGGGCGCGCGGCTCCTTGACTTCGTACAGTCTAAAGAGCCACTCCAGCACCGAATAATCGAGCCCGAGCGCACCGTTCATCGTGGTGCGCCACTGTGTTGCGCTGCGCAGGAACATCTCCACAGCGTCCCAGTTCTCGGGCCACACCTCGAAATCGTCCGACCGTTGCTCGGGGAGCTCCAGCCCGAAGGCTGCAGCATCTGCCGCGGTCTCATCTTTGACTGCGCCGCCGGCCCAATGCTCAGCGGCGTCCGTCAGTTTTTTCTTTTGCCCTTCGCCAGGCTGTCGAGCCAGCTGGTCACGATCGCGGCCGCCACCAGCGGCACGTTCAGCAGGTCGGTTTTCGCCTTCTCGCTGAAGGGAACATCGCCGCCCTTGGCGTCCTGAATGCCAACCCAGCCGACCAGCACCTCGGCGCAGAGGTCATCGTCGTTCAGCTCACCGGCCTGAATGGCATCCCAGATCTCGCGGATGCGGGTCTGGGGTAGTCGTTTGAACTCGGCATCGAAGCTCTGTTTGTCGAACCGGCCGCCGTCGATGGGGAACTCGACGGTGACCGGCCAGCTGTAGGACTTCGACTGTGAGAGAACGAATGCCATTCAGGCGCTCCGAGGGTCAGGTGTAAGCCAGGCTCAGCTCGTCGTTGCCGGCGCTGGTGGGCACCGCAACGTAGGGCAGGTTCAGCATCTGGATGCCGTCCTGGTCAGAGTAGCTGGGGTTGGCAATGTCCGACTGCGCCGTGGTGAAGGTCACGATGTTGCCGGCCGTCGCCCCATGCTGGAAGCTGATCGAGCCGGTGCTCGAGCCAGTGGCGATCGCGAAGAAGTCCTTTGCGGTGATGGTCGGGGCCTCGATCACCACGTCGCCGGCCGGCGCGCGGTTCACGATCAGCGACTCCTTCGTGCAGCCCACCAGCTCGCGGTAGATCACCTCATTCGCCATCTGGAAGCTCAGGGACTGCAGGCAGCCGCTGTAGCTGAAGATGGAGAAGTTGGAGGTGTTGCCGTTCTTGAAGATCAGCGGCGCGGCCTGGTTGGCATAGGTCGGGGTGGGGGTCGCCGTATCTGTCGGGTCGTTGTAGATCCCCGTCATGGTGAAGCTGATCGTGGGAATCTGGCCCACCTCGGCGCTCAGCTCGAAGGTGCCGCGGCAGCCGGTCACCTTGTGGCGGATGCCGTCGTTGAAGAAGTACAGGGTCACCGAGCTGAAGCTCGCGCTCACCGGCGCATAGGTGACGCTGGTGGTGGCCACCACGGTCTCGGCAAGGCCGCAGGCCTTCAGCACAGAGCCATAGGCGGGGGCGGTGCCGGCAGCGCCGGAGCCAGCCAGTTCCACCTCGAAGGTCACCTCGACGCGGGTCTGCGCCAGCAGCTGGTCGCTGTTGCCGAGATAGGGACGGATCAGATCGCGCGTGACCGTATCGGCCTGCAGCGGGGTGATCTCAAGGTTCCGCACCAGGATGGCGTTCGCCGTACCGGTCGGCGTGGGATCGGTCCCGTAAGTGGTCTCAGTTTTCGCCAGGATCAGGCGTTTGCGGCTCAGGAGCGGCATTGCTCTCTACCTCGTCAGGTTGGGAGGGTTGGGCCGGCTCCGTCCGCTCGATGAGCTTTCGCTTGCCGGTTTTAGGGTCGAGCAGGTAAGACCCGCCCTGGCCCCAGTATTCGTCCACCATCGTAGCCATGATCAGCTCGCGAGATTTGTGACCGAGGTCCGATAGAGCACACGATAGTCGCACTGGATCTCTCCAGCTGCGCCATCAGCCTCCGCGAAGTTGAAGGTGACGCCGATCGGTTGAATGTCGATCGCATAGCCGCCCAGCGTCAGATCGGCCATCAGCCTGCCGTGCAGGCTCTCCACGATCGGATCAGCCAGCTGATCGGGAATCACACCGCGCACGATCACCGTCACCCGCACCGTCATCGACCAGTCGAGCGTCGGCAGCGCCGTGTTCTGGCTGGCGTTGTCGCTGAGCGGCTCCACCACGATCGCCGGGCTCTCGGCCCTGCTGATTGGCTCCACCCGGCTGCGGTAGATCCGCGTGCTGACGCCGGTGGTGCCCGTGAGTGCGGTGCGGACCGCGGCCAGGATCGTCTCGCGCTTGGTGGTCATACCTTCGTCAGCCCGATCTCAACAAATGCGCCATCGTCGATCTGCCGCGTCTCGCGCACCTGATAGCTGGTGCCGGCCACGGTGATGCTGTCGCCGTACTTCAAACCGCCAAAATCGGCAGCGCGCGCGGTCAGCGAATAGTCGGTGCTCAGAACCAGGTCGCCCGAGATGATCTGGCTAGGCATGTCGAGAATGCCCAACGCCGAAACGGCGCCAGCTGTGCAGCTGACGCCGAAGTCGTCGAGGAACAGGTTCAGATCCTCGGTGAGCGCCATCAGCCGTACTTCTTCAGGCCGTAGCCCTGCACGGAGTAGGTGGTGGTGCCGCTGGAGGCGATGGTGCCGACGAAACGCACGTAGCGCTTCAGCTCATCGCGGTTGAGGGTGATCACCTGCTTGGAGGCAGCCTGCGCCACGGCGGTGAAGCCGCCGCCGGTGACATCGGAGAAGTCGCCGGAGGTGGTGGTGTCGCTGGTCTGGATCTTGCCGGTCATCGTGCCCGAGCCGCCAGCAGCGCCAGCGTCGAGGATGATCTGGATGTCACCGTCGAACTCGAGCAGGTCGGCGATGTTGGTGGTCGCGCCGGTGAAGGTTGTGGTTTCTTGAGCCACAGGGTGCAGCGGGAAGTGCTGCAGCTTCTCAAGCGTCTGCTGATAGATCGCCATCGGTCAGTGCCTTTGCGCGGGGTTTGCGTTTGGGAGCAGCCGGCTCCTCGGGTTCCGGGGCAAAGTCTGCCGCGGCGGTGGCCGCGATCGCCTTGCCCATGTTGATCAGCAGTCGAGCATCGGCCACGCTGGCCGTGATCGTCGCGCCGGCCCTTACGAGCTCGCCGCCTGCCATCGTTGTCCTCAGGATCTGGATGTTCATGTGGGTAAGGGGCAGCCCTCAGGCCGCCCCGCCTCCATCAGATCAGAGGGTGTTGTTGCCGCGGCAGAAGCCCTCGGGATGACGGACGGCGAAGTCCACATCCTGCAGAGCCACCACGCGCACGGTGCCGCTGGTGCTGTGGGTGTAGGGGTCCACGGTCAGGTCCAGGCCGGACCACATGGCCATGATCAGCTGGCTCCAGACGGCGAAGAAGATGTCGTTGGTGGCCACCTGGTTGCTCACCACGGCGTTGTAGCCGTTGACGGTGCCGCCGGGCTCGAACACGTAGGCGCCGGTGTCGGTGCCCTTGTCCTTGGTCTTCAGAGCGCCGCGCATGGAGGCGTTCATCAGGTAGGCCATGGCGCCGATGTCGGCGTTGTCGGCCGCGATCAGGCTCTCCATCTCCACCACCTCGGCGTAGGTCGGGGTGTTGGCGGCGAAGTCCTTGGTGTTGATGCCGGTGGTCAGTTTCACGCCCAGAGGCTGGTTGCTGTTGCCGAGGCCGTAGAGGCCCACCCGGTCGATCTCGAGCGCCAGCACGGTGGCGAGATCCTGGCGGATCATCTGCTCAACGTCGATGCTGGACTGCAGCATCAGTTTGCGGCTGTAGTCGGTGAAGGCGCCCACGGTCTTGGGGCTCAGGTTCACCTGATCCACCGTCTGGTTGCTCTCGGTGGGAGAGCCGCTCTCAGCCACCCAGTAGGCGGTGGCAGCGCCGGTCTGGCGGGGGATCGCCACGTTGCCGGAGAGGCCGGTCAGGGAGGCGACGCCGAGGCCGGCGAGAGCCGAACGGTTGCGCAGCAGCTCGATGAAGGAACCGGGGCGGAAGTCGGTGCCAACCAGGTCACCAGCAGCGGAAGCGGTGCCCACGGTCAGATCGCGGCGCAGCACCTCGTTGGGCACCATGATGCCCTGGGCGGTCTTGCCGGCCTTGGCAGCGGCAGCCTCGGAGCACTCGCGCTCGAAAGCGGCAGCTTCCTGCAGCTTGCGATCGCCGGGGTTGGCGAGAGCGTTGATGGCGCGCTGGAAGGAGAACTCGCGGACCTGCTTGGAGCTCATGCCGATGTCGGCGGCCTTCTCGGTGACGGGCTCCACCTTGGCGCCGATCTTCTCGAGCACAGCAGCGCGGGCCTCATCGAGGCTGCGGCCGCCGTCGATCAGCTGGCGGCCGAGATCAGCCATGCCGTGCTTCTCAGTCAGGGCAGAGATGCCGGAGATGCGAGCGCGCTCAGCCTTAGCAGCCTCGGCAGCCGCTTCAGCCCGCACCGCTGAGATGTCAGGGGTGTTTTCCATCGGAACCTCAGGTTCTGGTTGGGGGGTTGGAGTTGCGGCGGGGGCCGCAGGTTGAGCGTCGAGAGCACGCCCGACGCCGACCGTTGGGTCTGCAGGTATGCTAACCACGCTCACTTCGTAGGGACTCCAGCGAGTCGCCACGAAGTCGCCAGAGCCGCGCTGTTCCATGTCCTCGATCTGGTAACCGAAGCTCACGTTTCGCAGCACGCCGTCTTTGACATCAGCCATCACTTCCTGGGCGAAGCTATTCCGGCTGAAGCGCACGCTGACGTAGCCGCGCTTTTTCTTGCCGTCGATCCACGCGCGCTCGACCACACCCACCACCTTGTTCGGGTCGTGGTTGAACAGCAGCGGCGCTGAATCGTTGAGGCGCGCCAGGTCGGCAGCCTCGCGATCGTGGCTCAGCACTTCGTTGCCGAAGTAGCGGGCCACGGGGAACTCGGAGGAGAAGGGGAACTCCATCACCCGCTCATCGTCGCTGACCTGAAAGTCAGCAACCTCGGCGCGCTTCAGAAGCTGTCCCTCCAGGTCACGCGATAGATCCATCACCATCGTCCGGGTTGTCTTGCTCATTATCGGCGGCCGGAGCCGGTCCAGGCTGCGCAGGTTCGGGGTCGTTTGCCGGGTCGGTGTCGAATCTGAGGTCGAGCTCCTCGGCCACATCCAGCTCCTGCCGGCGCGCCTGCATCAGCTCCTCAAGGTCGCCGCCCTGCTCGGCCACCACCTCGGCCAGCGTCTTGAAGCCGTTGCGCACCGCCATGGCGTAGGCCTCCACCTCCTTCGAGGGGTCCACCCATGCCCAGCCGCGCGGCATCCACCGCACCGCCTTGTAACGATCGGCGCCGAGCTCATAGTTGGCCAGCGGCAGCGCGCCGCTCAGCACGGCCATGTCGAGCCAGACATCGAACACCCGCTGATGCAGGTTCTCGATCATCCAGTTCTGCAGGATGCGCCAGTGGTCGCGGTCCTCCAGCAGGCTCAGCCTTGAGCTGCTGTAGTTCGTCTGGCTGAAATCGCGGCTCACGGTCTCGTAGGAGCAGCCGATGCCGGCCGCCATCGCCCGAAGCATCGCCCGCAGGAACGGCTCGAACTGCCCATCCGGCGCGTCGAGCTGCGGCACCGTCACGCTCTCGCCGGGAGCCAGATACTTGAACACGCCGGGCTCGAAATTCGACACCCGCTCGCCCTCAAGCACCTCATCGCCCATCAGCTCGCCCTCGGGGCTGGTGATGAAGCCCATCAGCGCGCTTGAGGCGCGTGCCCGCACGATCTCGGCCTGCTCGTAACCCTGCAGGTGGTGCAGCCGCTGGATCGCCGAGGCCATCCACGTCACGCCGCGCGTCTGGCCGGGCCGCTCCATCCGGTAGAGGTGGATCACCTCCTCGGCCGGGATGCGCTGGTGGCGCTGCGTCGAGATCTGCTGGTTGCTGAACTGGTAGTCGCCGGGGTGGTACGCCAGGAAGTGATAGGCCACCGGCCGGCCCCAGCGGTTCACCTCGACGCCCATCCTGATCTCATTGCCCTGCTGGCTGCGGCCGTTCAGGCCATCGTCCAGCTGGTCGGCCTCGAGCACCTCGAGCGCCATCGGCACCGCGGAGCCGCCGAAGCTCTGCTTGACCAGGCGGATGAACACCTCGCCCGACTCGGCCACGCTCCTGATCGCCAGCCGCTCGACATCCGCGAACGTCAGCTTGCCGCCGGTGTGGCAGTGCCGCGCCTTCGTCCACTGCTTCCACGCCAGCTCGATCTGGTCGTTCACGGTCTTGTCGAGCCGGCCGCCGCGCAGCATCCGCACCTGCGCCTGGAAGGGGATGCCCTGCCCCACCACGTTGCCCTCGATCGCGCGCAGGGCCTGCCGCGCGTAGTCGTTGTCGCGGCACAGCTGCCGTGCCCGGTCCCGTAGCTTCTGCGCGCTGCCGTAGATCTCGCTGTCGGCGCTGGTGTTGCCGGTCACCCAGTCCGATGTCAGCCGCGAGAACTTCGCGCCCTCATACATCCGCCGCCGTGTCGGCCGTGTTGGGGTCGCCTCGGGGGTTCCCCGCTGCAGCCACCCGAAGATCGCAGATCGGATGCCCATCAGAACCGCACGAACAGGTTGTGTGGGTTACCCAGGCCGTTAGCGACCATTGCAGCCGCTTGTTCCCGCTTAACCTCGGCCTTCAGCTTAGATTCCAGCGCCAGAAGATCGGCCATCTCCATCTTCTTCAGCCGCCGGCTGCCGATCGTGTACTCGGCCACCGCACCGCCGGAGATGATCGAGCGGATCGCCGCCTGCACCGCGTCGAGGTCTTTCTGCGCCTGGCTGCGGCCGTCAAATGCCGCCGGCTGGCCCGTGTAGTTCAGCCCAGCTTGCACCGTCAGCTGCCCGGCCCCGAGGGTCACATGCTCGCCGCTTTTCCTGGCCTCGGCCTGCCAGTACCACTGCCCTGCGTCGAAGCCCGCGCTGGTGCCCTGCGCGATCAGGAACTCCCACCCGGTCCCGTAGGCCGTGCCCACCACCGTCGCGCCTTCGTGGTTGGTGTTGGTGCGCAGGTAGTAGGTGAGCGTCCAGCTGCTATCGATCGCATTGCCGAGGTTGTCGCGGCCCGGAACGTCCCGCCAGCGGATCGTGTCGCCGGCCCTGATCTGCGCGGGGATGTTCACGGGCTCGACCCACCTGCATTTCGTCAATCGTACCCACCGAAGTGGGTCCATGCCTTGCCTCGCCAGGCCTGAACTCGCCCAGCCATGCGGTGTTCTGCCAAAAACTCGCCTAACCCGGCCTTGTCCACCCTTGTGAGGGGGGCAGGGAGGCCGAAGCCTCCGTGCCACCGTCTGTGGCCCTTGCCCAGCCCGACCCCGCCATGCCCCACCGCGCCTGGCCCTACCCCGCCACGCAGGAACGCGCCCAGCCCTGCCAAACCAGATCTGGACTTACACCTCTCGGATGCCAGCGCTGAACCGCCCATGCTTGGGACGCCAGTCGCCAATGCCGACCAGCTTGCCAGCATCGGCAGCCACCTCCTCGATGTCGCGAAGGTTCAGAACGTCAGGATCAAAGTGCGCGGTGGCATCAAGGCTCCACCGGCGAAAGATCGGCCGTGTGCGCATCACTTTGGCCATGCCCACCTTTACGCCCACAGTGTGCGTGAAGTCGCCGGAAGCGAACATCTCGCTCAGTTTGTCGTCCGTAATGGTGTCAGGCTTACCTTCAAAGTCAAGTTGAGCATGGTCTGTAAAAAACATGCCGCACTTCACTTGTGGTCCACGCTTTGACTTCTTTCCACCGGCAATGAACACCGCTTCTAGCACGTAATCGGGTATGACCAGCTGATCACGGAACCTGTACAGACCTGCCAGCCATTCCAAGCGTGCCATCTCCTCGTAGTCGGAGTCGGTTTTCTTGCGCTTGCTGCTGACCGCCTTCATGGCTTTCGCGTAGGCGTTCCGAGGGTCGGCGGTCTGTCCGTTGTGGCAGAGCAATGGGCTCTCGCCCGTGATTGAGATTTGAATCTGAGTCAGGTTGGACACGTTGATGTCGTGACGGAAGGGCAAGTGATGGCGCTTGCACCGTGACTGGTTGCACCTGCTTGCGGGGGTCGAGCTTGAAGCGCTGGCGGCGGACTGAGTTGGTAATGCCGTCGTGGCATTCGGAGCACAGCGTCAGCAGATCTGACAGCGGCTCGTTGCCGAATGACGGGTAGCGATAGTCCGGTGGTCCGGCATTGCGGTGGTGAACCTGAAGGGCAGGCCACCCAAGCTCGGCCAGTTGCTGCTGCGTGATGCCGCAGCCTTGGCAGGTGTGCTGGTCGTGGTTGAGGCGCTGCTGGCGCTTGGTGCGCCACTGAGATGATCGGTAGTAGTCCTCCGTTGGCATTAGGATCAAAGGCGATCGGCGCACGGTTGCCGCCTTTCACACTCAAATCATACCACGATCAGACAATGGCGCAGGGTGTTCGGGTTCAAGTCGTGCTGTCGGCTTCAGTTGCTGAGTTGCTCAGGGCTCGAGCCTGCAGCGAACAGCGCACGGTCTCAAACCTTGCGGCTTATCTGCTCGAAGCATCACTGCGGGCTACCACTGCGTCGTAAACGAAGTTCCACGCTGCGCCTTGACCCGCTTCTGCGCCTTGCCTTCCTGCGCATCTTGCAGGCGACGCTCGAACTGATCCCAGATGCTGCGTCGATCGAATTTCTGATAGAGCCTGTGCAGGCCTGCGTAGCTGTACACCAGACAATCCAGCGCCTCGTTACGCGCGCTTGGTTTCTTCACCCACTCCCTCACGGGGAAGCCCTTCACGTACCGCAGCGCCTGCTTCTCGGCCGTCAGCTGCTCGAAATAGTCGCCGCCCGTCTGCGCATGGAAGTGCAGGTAGCCCGGCCCGCGTTCGTTGTGCTTCAGCCGCCCGAACAGCGTGGTTTTGATCGTGTCGCCGCCCACCGGGAACACCTGCGCGCCGCGCTTCAGCGTCCGCCCCTGCGCGTTGATGTCCACCTTGCTCGCCTTGCCAATCGGCGCCTTGCCTCTCTGGCTCTGGCCCTTGATCGCGATCACGCCCACCGCCTGCCGTTCCCGCGCGTACTGGTAAACCTCCGCCGTCGCGTGACCGCCCGAGTCGATCGCCACCACGTCCGCCCGCAGCTTCGCGCCGCTCGCGTGCTCCCACTCGTGCAGCACCAGCACGTCCAGCTGCTTCCACACCTCCGGCCGGCACGGGTCGCCGAAGATCTCCTGGTGGTCCACCAGCCAGCCCTCCTCCTCGCGGCCCCAGGCCCACACGCTCACCGCCAGCCGGTCACCCGCTGAGCCGCCGCCGCCCTGCACGTCCACACCGATCGTCACCGCCAGCGCACCCTCAGGCAGCTGTCCCGACTGGTAGGCCTCGCACCGCTCCAGTAGCGCATCCGCGCTCACCTTGCTGGCAAAGTCCTCCTCCCACGTCTCGGCCAGCCGCGTGTTCACGAAGCTCTTCAGCATCGGCGCGTCGGTCTTCGCCCGCAGGAAGTCGTCCACCATGTCCGCCCAGCTCAGCCAGCCCAGCGGGCTGTAGAGCCCCGACAGCTGGAAGCCTGCTGTCTTGCCGTCGCTCGGGGCCGTCGCGCGCCACTCGCCCTTCCGCAACATGGCCGGCTTGTGGATCTCGGCGAACCGCTCGTGGCACACCTCGCACTCGTAGGCCGCGGTGGCCGGGTCGTTCTTCTCCCACTTCAGCTGCGGCCACTTCAGCCACTGCATCGCCCCGCAGCAGGGGCACGGCACGAAGAAGCGCCGCTGGTCGCTGCGCTCATATTCCGACTCGATCCGGCTGAAATCCTTCACGGTCGGCGTGCTGGTCAGCAGGATCTTGCGCCGCGCAAAGGTGGTGGCCCGCTTCTCGGCAAGGCTCACCGGGTCGCCCTCGCCGTCCACGTCCAGCGGGAAGGCGTCCACCTCATCGCAGAAGATGTACCGGCACGGTGTCGAGCGCAGGCCGGTGGCACTGTTCGCGCCGGTCAGCAGCATCATCCCGCCTGGGAACTCCTTCGAAAACATCGTGTTGCCCGAGTCCCTCGAGCGGCTCGGCGCGATCTTCTCCGCGAGGATCGGGGTCTCGGTGATGAGACTCTCGAGTCTCTGCTTGCTCAGCCTCTTCGCCATCTCCACGGTCGGCTGCACCAGCAGCATCGGCCCCGGCGCGTGTGCGATCACGTAGCCCAGCCAGTTGCTGCCGCTTTCGGTCTTGCCCGTCTGCGCCGCGAACATCATCACCACCCGCTGCACCGTGCTGGTGGTGCTCAGGCAGTCCATCGGCTCGCGCAGGTACGGGGTCCGGTTCGTGCGCCATGGTCCCGGCTCCGCGCTTGCCTTGCTGCTAAGCCGCCGGTGCTTGTCCGCCCAGTCGCTCACCGTCAGCGGGGGCTCGGGGCGCAGCCCGTCCATGAACGCCGTGCGCCAGACGCTCACAGCCCTGCCTCCTGCAGCGACAGCAGCGCGTCACGGTGCTCATCGCTCAGCAGCTGGTGGATCACCGCAGGGTCGGTCTCGCCGGCCAGCTGGTGGCTCAGCCGGTCCGCCAGGTTGCTCAGCGCTTCGCGGATGCTCCGGCCCACCTGGAAGGCGTCCTTCTTCACCTCCTCGGCCGGCACCAGCTCGCGGCGCTGCTGCGCCACCTGTAGCTTGCTGAGCTCGGCCTGGTAGTGCTCCCGCCGTGCCCGGCTCTCGTTCAGCTCGGGGATCGCATCGTCGGGCAGCGCCTCGATCGCGCGCTTCAACTCCACCGGGGTGCGCGGTGCCGGGGCCTCGATCGGGTCGGCCTGGCTCACCTTCGCGTTGTGGGTCGCCTTGGTGTTCCGGTTCCACAGCTCGAGCGCCTGGTCGCGATCCAGCCACCTTCTGCCGTCCTTCTCCACCACCGCAGCAGCAATGCGGGACTTGCTGGCAGCCGTCACGGTTCCCTTCGCGCAGCCCTTGATCGCTGCAAACTCACTGAAGGTGACAAGCAAGCTGTTGCAGGCTCCTACGCCTCTTGAATGGTAGTGAACTATTGAACTACTGAACGGGTGGGGCGCGCTATGGCCGTTTGTCTCACGTTGAGTCCCGTTTGAGACTGCTTTTTGCTGACGCTAGCTCGCGTCTGCGGTCGACAAACACC